GGTCCGCCGCCGGATGAACTTCACCCAGTCCTGCGACGCCATCAAAGCGATGTCCGCGAAGTGGCCGCAAGCGGTCGCGAAGTTCATCGAGGACAAAGCCAACGGCCCGGCCGTGATGAACGCCCTGTCCAAGCAGGTCATGGGCATGATCCCGATCGAACCAGAGGGCGCCGAATACGCCCGTGCTTCGGCGATCTCGCCCCTGACCGAGTCGGGGAACGTGATCCTCCCGGAGCCGGTGCTGCTGCCCAACGTCGATGACCTGATCGAGGAAGCCAAGAACTTCCCCAACAGCCCCCACGACGACACCATCGACGCCATGTCCCAGGCGATCAACCGCATCCTCCTCATGCCCCTCACCGAAGGGCTGGGCGAGGACGTCGAGCCTGACGTGTACGAAGAGAACGACCTCCGCGGCTACGCGATCACACCCTACTGAGAGGGGGCCACATGCCTGGCATCCTGGAATCCCTCGGCCTCCGCAAACCCCAGACGCAGGAGCCCACCGTCGAAGCGTGGCGCCTCGAAGACGCCGCCTACCGGCTCGAAACCACCAAAGAGAACCTGGCCCGGCTGCAGCTCATGTACGAGGACAGCGGCTGGGAGTCCCTGACCGCCGCCGGCCGGACCGACTTCACCCGCGACGGGCTCGCCCGTAACGCCGAACTGTGCCGGGTGATGTTCGTCGCCAACCCCCTCATGAAACGCGGCCTCGGTATCCGGGCCTCCTACGTGTTCGGGCAGGGTGTGGAGATCAACGCCCGCGACGAGGACGTCGACGCCGTCGTGCAGGACTTCCTGGACGATGAGGGGAACCGGGACGCTGTCACCGGCGCCCAAGCCCGCACCGTGCTGGAGAACGAGCTCGGCACAGACGGGAACGTGTTCCTCGCCCACTTCACCAACCCCCTCACGGGCCGGGTGAAGGTCCGGCCGCTGCCGTTCGATGAGATCGCAGAGATCATCACCGAACCCGGGGACAAGACCACACACTGGTTCTACCGGCGCCGGTGGGTCGAGACGACCCTGACGTCAACGTTCGGGTCGGTGCAGCGGGAACGCGAAGCGCTGTACCCGGCGCTGAAGTACCAGCCGCTGACGAAGCCGAAGCAGTACGCCGGCGTCGACGTGTACTGGGAAGCCCCCGTCCTGCATGTCAAGGTCAACCCGACCGGGTCCAAGGTGTGGGGTGTCGGGGACGGTTTCGCGGCGCTGCCGTGGTGCCGGTCCTACAAGGAGTTCCTTGAGGACTGGGCGACCCTGTGCCGGGCGCTGTCCCGGATCGCGTTCCGTGCCTCATCCTCGAAGGCGAAGGCCTCGCAGGTCCAGCGTGCCGGGCTGCAGAACCTCAACGCCATGGGTGCCGGGTCCTCGGTGTCCCTCGGTGAAGGGCAGACCCTGGAGGCTGTCCCGAAAACGGGGGCGACCCTGGATTCGGAGTCCGGCCGGCCGCTCGCTGCGATGGCTGCCGCCGCACTCGGCGTCCCGGTCACCATCCTGTTGGCCGACCCGGGCGTCACCGGCGCCAGGGCCACCGCCGAGACACTGGATCTCCCCACCCGGCTGGAGATGCTGGGCCGGCAGGAAGTCTGGGCGCAAGCGTACCGGTCCTCCTGCGGGTACGTCATCGAGCAGGCTGTCATCGCCCCCCGCGGCCCCCTCAAGGGCACTGTGGTGCGCGACGGTGACCGGCTGCTGGTGGACCTGGGCGAGAAGGACGCGACCGTGGAGGTTGTCTGGCCTGACCTGTCAGAGATCCCCCTGGACATCCTCATGTCCGCCTTGGAGAAGGCGGACGGCATGGGTGTCCTGCCCCGGGTGGAGGTCCTGAAGCTGGTCCTCCGTGCCTTGGGGATCCGGGACATTGACGACATCCTCGACGCGATGACGGACGAGAACGGCAACCTGATCGAACCGGCAGCGACCGCCGGGGACCTCGCGGCGAAGGCGTTCCGTAACGGGCAGGACCCGGCAGTAGCACTCAAATAGGAGAACCACATGGCAATCACCGTAAAAGTCGTCTGCCCCGTCTGCGGGACCTCGCTGCAGTACGAACATGCAGAGCCCGAGGCGTGGGGCACGGTTCGCCTCACTGATCAGGGCTGCGTCGAACTGACCGCTCATGACAAGGGCGGCGTCATCCGTCAGCATATGCAGGGGCACCACGAGGACGGCACTTGGGCTAACGCGGTGCGTCAGAGAGCAGAACAGATGAACGGCTTGGTTCGACGACTGGACGAGCTAGGCAAGTAGGAGGTATCGGATGGCGGTCACGGCCGAAACACTGCGGATCGTGGCCGACCTCCGGGCCCGCCTCGAACGCCTCACCGACGCCCAAACCCTCGCCCTCACCCGCGCCTGGGTCGACGCGTGGGACGCCCTCGCCCCAGAGTTCCAGACCGCCCTGGTCGAACTCATAGCCGAAGCCAAAGACGGGGCCGTGTCCCGGGCCGTGGTAGCGAAGAACATCCGCCTCCGGGACGCCCTCCAAGCGACCCGGGAAATGCTCGACACCCTCGCCACCCAAACCCAGACCGTCGTGACCAACGACGTCGGCACCGCGGTCCTGGACGCCGTCGACGGGCACGCCGCTCTCATCGGCTCCCAACTGCCGGCCAACACCGCCACCACCGGGATATCGTTCACCCGGCTCTCCCCGGACGCGCTGGCCGCGATCGTGCAGCGCACCACCGAACAGATCCACTCCACGGCCCTGCCCCTCCCGGCAGAGGTCGAACAGGCCATGAAGAAACAGCTCATCCGCGGCATCGCCGTGGGCGACAACCCCCGCCGGGTAGCGTCCCGGATCATGGACGCGGCCGAGCAGCGGTTCAACGGCGGCCTGACCCGGGCGCTGACGATCTCCCGCACCGAGATGCTGGACGCGCACCGCGCCGCCACCCAGGCATCGGAGAAGGCGAACAAGGACATCCTCGAAGAGTGGGAATGGCATGCGGCCCTCGGTGCCCGTACCTGCCCGTCCTGCTGGTCGAAGCACGGGACCCGCTACCCGCTCGACGTCCCCGGCCCCGATGACCACCAGAACGGCCGCTGCGCCCGCGTGTCCGTCACCAAGTCCTGGGCTGACCTCGGCTTCAAAGGCATCACCGAACCACCGTCCCTGACCCCGGACGCGCAAACCGAGTTCAACAACCTCACCCCGGACACCCAACGCGCCATCATGGGCCCGGCCCGGCTCGAGCTGCTGCAGTCCGGGAAGATCACCTGGGCGGACCTGTCCACGGTCAAGCACACCGACGGGTGGCGGGACTCGAACGTCGTCACCCCGCTGAAGGACCTCCTCTAGGTCCCGTCACTGGGCGAAGGCTCGTACTGCACCGCACCACACCACCGGCACACCACGGACATCGACCCGCCCGTGCCGCGCAGGTACACGCCATGGACTTTCCACTCATGCCCCGGGCACTCCCCAGGCACGCCTGCACCGTCGTTCCGGTCATCAAGGCCCACACACCCATTCTAGGAGGCTGTCAATGGCCAAGCTCATTACCGAGGCGGGCACACTCACCGCCCCATCCTCAACGGGCAAACTGCTCATCACACTCATCACCCCCGGCTGGGGCTCCTCCGGGTACTACTCGGCGGAGGTCCTGCAGCAGGCAGCGAAAGACAAGGTCTTCCCCGCCGGCACGCAGATGCACATCGACCACATGTCCCCCGTGGACGAGTACGAGCGCCCGGCCGGGACCCTGAACACCCTCGCCGCCGTCCTCGAACAGGACGCCTACTGGGACCCCGAACACGTGGACCCGGAAACCGGGAACAAGGGCCGCCTCGCCGCGGAGGCGATGCTCGGCTCCAAGTACCGGACCGAGATCACCGAGTTCGCCCCCTACATCGGCACTTCCATCGCCGTCGGCGTCGACATCAAAGCAGGGGAAGCCGAAGGCCGCCGCGGGCAGATCATCGAGGCGATGTACCCGCACAAGCTCAACCGGGTCGACTTTGTCACCGTCGCCGGCAGGGGCGGGAAGATCGA